TGCGTCTTGGATGATGTCGGATGCTGCGGCGAAGACGATCATGCTGCTCACCGATTCCGCGGGTCGTCCGCTGTGGGTTCCCGCCGGCACCGTTGCGTCGATCGCGAACGGTCAGCAGGACACCTTGCTCGGTAAGTCAGTCACGATCAACAACGACATGGACGCACCGGCCGCCAGCGGCAGCAAGGTCCCGGTCTTGTTTGGTGACTTCAAGGCCGGATACATCATCCGCGACGTTGCGGGCGGGACGGGTATCCGTCGCCTCGAGGAGCGTTACGCGGATTACGACCAGGTTGGATTCGTTGGATTCAGCCGAGTTGACGGACAGCCTGACGATCCAAACGCGATCGTCAAGTTGGTGATGCCCGCCTAAGACGGCCATGGGAAGGGTCAGGCGGGAACGGCTTAGCGGCCGTTCTCGCCGCCTTCTCTTTCGCTAAGAGAGAGTGAGTTGTTAGGAATTCAGCGGTACACAAACACCCGGCCGATTCCGTTGTCGATCACGTGGTACCCGCAGGACAGCGAGACCGCGACAGATCCGGACGGAGCGCCAGCGGCGTGCACATATGGGATCAAGCACGTCAACGGGTCGACGGTGGTGGCCGCGGGTACGGCTGCGACGCACGGCGCGACCGGAGTGTTTACCGCGACCATCGATCCGCCGGCAGACCCGGCGCAATGGGTGGTGACGTGGTCCGCAGTGTTCGGCGGAAAGGCCGCAACACAGACTACCTACGTTGACGTTATCGGCTCGCACCTCATCGATCTCTCGGAGATTCGGGCGATGGACGCTATGAGCGATACCACCGCTTACCCTACCGCTCTGCTCGCTGAGCGGCGCAATGACGCCGAGGTTCTCTTTGAACTCGTGACCGGGCAGTATTGGTCACACCACTACGCGCTCGATGTGCTCGACGGTGACCCGAATTACCGAGGGGCAAACCAGTCGGCGATTCGAAATATTCTCGATTACTCACCATGGCGGCGGTTGATGCTCTCGCAGCGGTTGCCGCAGAAGTTGCTCGCGCTAACGATTGACGGGGTTCAGGTGTCGAATGTGGTGCCGTCAGGCACTGCGACAGCCACTAGCGCGACCAGCTTGACAGATAGCGGCGGCACCGCAGTGGTCAACCGTGACGTCGGGCTGACGATTACCGCGGGCACGGCTCACGGGATCGTCACTGCGAACACCGCGACGACATGGACGGTAGGCGGGGGATGGCTGGACAAGTTCGGCGCGTCGACCACGACACCGGCCTCTAACGCGGCGTACTCGCTGCCTTCTGTGCTGGCGAGTAATTACGCGCTGTACGAATCAGGGGAGCTCGAGGCCGGTCCGCTGGCGTCGGCCTTCGCGCGCGGGGTGCAGAACATCACTGCGGAGTACGTCTGCGGCGCCGATGCCGTGCCCCAAGATTTGCGGCTCGCGCTTGCCAAATATATCCAGGCGCTTGTGCTCGAATCAAATTCGAGAATTCCCGATCGCGCGACCTCCCTATCTACTGACTTCGGCACGTTCCGGATCGGTCAGGCGAAAGCGTGGGACGCGCCTACGGGCTATGGCGATATCGACGCTGTGCTTATGCGGTACGGCACACGCGTGCCGGGGTTCGCGTAGATGTCAGCGACCATCACGTCGACCGCACCCGCATATCTCGACGCGTTGTTTACGGCGCTTGCGGCGCGCTCTGGGCTAGCCGGTGTGCAGATAGGTCAGACGTATCCAGGTAAGGCGCTTCAACCCGAATCGATCTATTCGGGAAAGATCGACACTGACATGGCGATACCGGTCAGCGCCGGCGCTCGACTGGTGCGGCAAGAGGAGTACACGGTCGAGGTAATCATTGACATCGCCGGCACAGGTAACGACTGGACCGCCGCTCGTAACAAGGCATACGGATACCTCGGCGAGATTGATGACCAGGTCGCAACGACAACGATCGAGGTCACGCCGACGGCAACCGCCGCGCAGATTCGAGCGAAGATTTTGAAGCACGAGGGCGATCCGTACATGGACGAGACGCGCAAGGGTTACGCGTGGCTTTTGAAAGTAACTATCGCCGTGACCGCACGGCTCAAGTAAAGGGAACTAAGCATGGGCGTGGGTTCGGGCGAAGCAGCACAACTAATGATCTCCGAGGAATCGACATACGGCACATACGTGGCCGTCACTCGTTCCTATGAAATGGTGTCAGAGACGCTCAAGCGCAAGATTGAGCGGCTGGAAAGCAAGGGTCTGGCCGCGGGGCGTCGTGTGATAAGAAGTAGCCGTTGGGTGCCCGGAAAGGACAGTAGCGGCGGCGATATCAACCTTGAGTTGAACAGCATCGGGCAGGGCTTGCTTTTCAAGCACATGCTTGGCGCGAACGTCACCTCGGGGAGCTCGCCTGTGTACACGCACACTGCGACACCAGGAGACCTTCCGACATCGTTAAGTGTGCAGGTTGGTCGACCGTCAATCGACGGCACGGTTAACCCGTTCAGCTACACCGGTTGCCGTATCCATCAGTGGGAGTTGGGTTGCAAGGCGGGTGAAATCGCGATGATCAAGCTCTCCATTGCGGCGCAGGCAGAGACAACCGCGCAGGCACTCGGCACGTTTGACGCTACGAAGATCGGTGTACCGCTGACCTTTGTTGGCGGGACGTTGTCCCTTGGCGGATCACAGGTCGACGTACTCGACGCGACCCTCAAGGGCAACAACAGTCTTGATGTCGGCCGGTTCCGTCTCCGTGGAGCGGCCACGCCGAAACAACCCCTTGAAAACAGTTGGCGCGATTACACGGGCTCAATCACCGCTGACTTTGAATCTCTGACCCAGTACAACCATTACTCCGCGGGCGACGAGCTTGCGTTGTCGTTGGTGTTTGTGGGCGCGGCAATCCCGTCCGGCGGCGGGTCAAAGTATCAGCTGACGATTACACAGAACGTCCGGTACGACGGTGAGACCCCCAACGTGTCGGGGCCGCAAATGCTCACACAGCCCTTGCCCGTCAAGGCGGTTGCGAGCGGCGCGGACAGCACAGCAGTCACCTTCGCGTACCAGACCACGGACTCGGCGGCATAGTCCTTCGTGATCCGTGTCGATGGGCTGAAAGAGACGGTCGCTTATTTGCGAAAGGTAGGCGGTCCGTCCCTGGCTAAGTCCATTCAGAAAGCGGGCAAAGAGGTCTCGACCATCATCGCTGACCGTATGCAAGCGCGGGCGCCGGTTGGGAGCGACGCGACGCGGGACAAGCATCCCGGCCGGCTGAAATCACGCATCAAGCCGCTCGCTACGCAACGCGTGGCGAAGGTGAAGATCGGAGCTGGTTTGGACTATGCGAAGCCAATCATCTTCGGTTGGAAGAAGCACCACATCGCGCCGCACAAGTTTCCGTTTGAGGTCATGGATCAGATGAAGACGGAAATTCCGGAAATCTATGAAAAGGCCGTTGAGGCGGCGTTGAAGGAGGCACAGGTCTAACCCCATGGCAACCCAAACCCCCAGCAAGAAAATTACGATCAGCGTCAACGCGAAAGACTTTGACGATTTGACTGTCGCAGAGTTGGATGACCTAGAGCGTTTGCTTGGTCGTCCTCTCTTGGCTGAGACCGACGACGGCGGCTTTGATCGAGGCAAGCTCTACTCGTCCGACATCTTCGGATTTGTGACGATCATCATGCGGCGCAGAGACCCGGAATGGACGCTGCCCAAAGACACGAAGTTGTCATCTATTGAGTGGGTTGGTGCTCCAGGTGGTAGCACAACCGCGCGCCCTTCCCGTCGGGAGCGACGAGCCCGCACATGATGCGAGTTATGGTGAATCTGTGCGAGTTCTACGGGTACACGCCTGCGCAGGTGCGTGCGTGCACCCTTCGTGATCTGAACGCGTTGATTCACCACATGAACGACCGACGTAGGCGAGAGGCAGAGGCCGCCAATGCCTGATATCAGCATCAAGATCATCGGCGACGATTCCAGCGCGGTAAACGCTGCGAACCGGGCCGGCGCTGCGTTTGAGGGCATGGGCGGCAAGGTTTCCAAGCACGGCAAGGAATCCGTCGAG